TCCAAGTAGGATATGCTCCATTTGTTCGTGCATTTTCGTGCCGTGTTCCGCCGCCTTGGTTGTGGATTGCTTCGAGTCTTTGACGACCCGCTTCGCATACTCTTCGAGTGTTTCACCGTCCTCCTTCGGAAGCGTGAGCGAGGACATGATGGCCTGCTCGATCTTCCATGCCGTGAGTTGAGGTTTATCCATGATGCCCAGAACGCTCGTGACCGATGGAAGCAAGCCCATCTTGCGTGCGTCCGTAACCGTTGTGTTGCGCTCGTTGCCGTTCTTTCCTATGACAACGTGGGCGGACTCGCCTTGTTCCGTATACCAATGTCCCGCCTGGTCCGTTTGGACCAGACGGGATTGGCTAGGCTCTTTCTGGGTTAGGGTAAGAGCCATCTGATTAGAACGGCATCGGGTTGCCGTCTGCGTCAGTGCTGGTGGCAGCCTTGCCCTGCGGTGCCGAAGACGCACCGGACAACTCTTTGCTGGAACGGATCTTCTCTTGAAGCCATTCCGGCAGTTCGCCGAACTGACCCCCCTCACCCTGCTCGATCTCGTAAAAGACCTGGCTGTTCTGGGTGGTGGCCGGAGCCTTCATCGACTTGGGCAACTTGGCGATGCCTTGGATCGCGCAGTAGTTGCGTCCGGCTTGGCTGGTCTTGTGAACCAAGGTCAGCAAGCAAGCCTTGCCCAAGAGGTTCTTGAGGCTGAAGCTGGCAAGCTCCTTGCTGGTGAACGCCTGACCGCGCCAAGTTTCGAGGTGCTTCCGCAGGGTTGCACGCTCGCCAAGGCTACGGGTCAGTTCGATGGAAACGACCATCGGCTTCGTCACCTTGGTCGTCTTGCCGTTCTCCGTCACCTCGCCTTCGATCACCTGTTCGGGCAGCTCGAAAGCCAAGCGGAGTTTGGGTGTCCACTTGGTCTCTCCGTCCCAGGTCACTTCCTGGGTTCCGAGATCGACTAGGCTGAATAGAACGCCCACGGTCGCTCCGGCTTCGGGCAACTGACGTTCCGTGTTTTTGGATGTTTCACTGATGGTTAGGCTCATATTATTTTACCTTTCTATATTTGGTTTGGGTTTAGTGGGGTGGAAGGCATTACAAATCCTTGGGCTACGGTCGTGGCAACTGGCGCGGTCTGGACAACATCGACCGTGAAATTTGGTGGGGCAATATGGCGAGCGATCTCGCAAAGGTCGTCGGCCTCAATGATGGCCAACCACTTCTTCTCTCCGTTGCGGCGAAAGAACACCGCCGGGATCTTGCCCTCCGGCGCATCGCCTTTGGCCTGCGCCATCCATTGCTCCGGTTTGATCTGCTGGCAACGCTTGACCTCGCAATGAAATGGGAAGTTCGCGCAGACCACATCCCCGGAACCGCCTTCGGGATCACCGGCATATTGTTGGGTGCGCCGTGCTTTCTGCCAGCCTTGCTCTCTTAGGTAAGATGCAAACTCCCGCTCGCCTGCCGCGCCCTTGCGTCTTGAATTGATTGCCATGCCCCACATTGGGGCGTGTCAAAAATGAGTCAATACTTTTTTATGTCCTCGTCAAAGCAGGCTAATAACCCAGCACCGGTCATCTTCCTGGCAACCTGCGGGTGCCTGCGTATCCATTCGGCAGCCTTATCAATATCATCAGTATCCTTAATGGCATCTTCGAACAGCCGCCAAGCCTGCTTGGGGGTCAGAGATCGTTTATGATTCGCCATGATGAGCCTGTTTGTGGATAGAATTTCTTGGTTGGTGCCTTGCAATCCGATGGCTCAAGAAGCCAGAACAGATCCTCGTCCATCGCCCAGCAGACAATATAATCTACCATGGTTTTTGTGTAGGTTGTCTTTCGATTTTTTCCACCAGATGTCATAAAGCGATAATGAAGTTTTCGGTCCTCGGCCTTTGCGGTTGTCTTGACCTGAATCCTAAAGAACTTTCCGTTTTTCTCTGCGACAATATCATACCCATGTCCGAAGTCCTCCATCGGCACAAGCACGCTGTACCCGTTCCTGAACAGCGCACCCGCCACCCTGGCCACACCGACCGCCCCAATCTGCCTGTTATTAAGTTTCACTTTTGTGTTGACCATCACGCCAACTCATTATACTTTTTACGCATGAAAGCAATACTATTCCTAATGGCGGTGCTGGTGGCACCGGTGATGGGGGAGGATGACTCCGATGACTTTGCTGGTGCTGTCATCAAAAAGAACGGATTTTCGTCCGGCAGAGGTTGCGTAATATCAGAGGATGGCGGAATGGTGTACTCATCCTCATCTGGCAGATCAATAATTTCAACTGATGGATTTTATTACAAATCTGGCAAAAGCTTTGTTGGCAAAGACGGAACATTTATATCAAAATCTGGAAACTTTTTTTATGGCACATCTGCTACCATAAAGGCAGGATCTGCCTATATGAATAAGGGTGCTGTCTTTGTCGGATCATCAAAAGACAAAGACTAGGCAGAGCCAAGAATAGCCAACCTATTCCTTATCCTGTTCTCAAGCCCGCGCAGAAGTGGTTTTCTGGCCGGGTTTCTGTTGGCCATTCTATATTCATCCCGAAGCTGTGCATCGCTGGCGGCACGCATCAAGGCTTGTGGCTGAACCTTGTTAATGGCAGCCATGGTTTGCGGCCCAAGCCTGCCATCCACGGACACATTCACGCCAAGCGAGTTTAATCCTTGCTGGATATACTTCGTTGCGCCGCCCATCCCTCGATTAAACGCGAGATCCTGCGCGAATGGCTGGATGGCGTTGGGCAGTTTTGAGACGAGCGGGGATGTGTATTCTTTGATATATTGCGCTGCTGCTCCCGCTCTTTCCTGCGCCGGGAGCAACGAGATTCTTTTGAAGGCTTCAGGATGATAACGGTCGTTGATTCCGGCCACCTCAAAGTTACCACCCATGTCACCGGCTGGCAATTTGTAGACCTGAAGATTTCCCTGTTTGTCTTTCCTCGATTCAAAATCAACCGTCTTGAGGGCTGCAAGCTGAAGCGGGTCTTGTGATGGTTGGGTTGTCATGGATGTTTTCTCCGGTACAAATTCAAATTCAGGTTCTGCCACAACCTGTTCCTGCCTTATGGGCTGCTCCTTTGCCTTTGTTTCGATGGGATAACTACGCCTTATCTCTTCTGGAACGGCTGTGTATGGAGATCCGGTAAGCTCTCTGGAAACCATGTCATTGCGAAGTTCTCGGCTGGAGGATGCGTTTACACTAAACTTCATTGTTTCTCTCCTCTCATAATCCTACGCCTGTTCTTTTGCAGGAACTGGATTCTGGCATCGTCACCTACTTGGGCGTAAGCATTGCGGATAGCCACAACCTTTTCCTCCTTTGTTAGCGACCTGAACTCCTTGCTTCTAAAAAGCTCTTCGGCAGCCCTGCGGTTGGCCCGACCACGCACTTTGGAATACTCCTCGTAAAGCTCCGGCGAAAGCCTGTATTTCACATTGTCGATTGTGAAGTTTCTTTGCGGCTTGGGCGGGATGACATCGCCATCTTCGGTTTCCTTGAACAGTCTGTATATCTCAATAGTGATCGGGTCGTAGGTTGCGTTGCGACCTTTGGTAACATCAAGGAAGTTGTATGCAACAGGATCTGCACCTTCTGGTGTCTGTGGAATTTCCCTGCCCCAAACGTCTATCCTTCTCGGCAAATCCTCATCTGCACCCGGTAGCCTTCTTTTGAGAACTTCTCCAAACAAATTCAATGTGCTTTCCGGAAACTCACCCTGAATGTCCTTTACCTGGATCTTGTCCGGTAGGGATTCCCGCATGGCCCTTGATACTGCTGAAAGCGTATTTGGGAATGGAATGGATGACACAGTTCCAAAATAGTTGGCAATCCAGTTGTCCATTGTCGTGCCTTGCCCATCCAGCATGGCGGAAAGCAGGCTGTTTGTACCCTTAAGAAAACTTTGATTCATGGCAAAAGAAAGCGTTTCAGGCACTAAGGCGGTCACAAATTCTGGGCTGATAAAATCACCACCCTCGGTTGCCTTGCTTGCGGCATCCCAGGTGGCAATCATTCCGCCAACAATGCCAAGCTTCTCAAGGTTAATTACCCTGTCTCCCGGCTGAAGTTCGGTTGACTCACCCTCTGCCATTCTATTCAGTGCGCTGATGTTAATGGTTCTGGGTGGCAATGCCTTATACTGAATGTCTCTTGCCTTCTCAGTTTCCTCCGCTCTTCCACCAATAACACCAGCATCTGAAAGGGTCTTAGCCACGGCTCCGATAGTTAAACTTGTAATGGTCTTTCCGATGGCAAGCTGTGCTTCCCTGGTGTTGCCAGCTTTCATTGCCGGTATTCCCTTAAATACCATTGCATACCCAGGAAGCGAATAGTCCAACATTTCGTCAATGACGTTGGCCGGAGTCTTGGCGTAAGGAATGATTGTTTTTCCGATAAGCCTTGCCGGACCAAACTTTGTTCCAAGTCCGAACATATTTGCCGCACTAAGGGCTGCCCTAGCTAACGGCGTATCTTGCTGGAACACGGCCTGTGCTGCCTCTTCCTCAATCTTGGCAAGTTCTCTTCCGGTCGGAAGTCTTGTGGCAACTGACACTGCCTTGCCTGTCTTTCCTACAAGCTGTGCCGACTCGGAAAGAAGTCTGGCTTGCGCCATGCGCCTGAACGGAGTATCACCAAGTTGAAGCAAGCGCAACATTGTTTCTGGCGGTGCGCCCAAAGATGCCTCTGCGGCAAGTCTTGCCCGGTCAAGTATGTTTGCGCCAAGACCCTTCCATCCTGTCTGCACAGGCTTGGCCAATCCGGCCCCGGTCCAGAACTGCTTAAATGCCTGGATGGGTTGAAATCCTCGAATCCTCTCACCTGCCAGCAATCCTTCCGCACTGATACCACGGCGCAAGCCAACCACTCCTTCAGCCATACCGCGCCCCAATGCTTTAAGGCTTTCCCCAATCCTTCTGGTTCCAGCCAATGATATTGGAGAGGATATTTGCCTTGGTCCAAGCTTTGCACCGAAAAGACCTTGGAATGCTCTGGTTACTTCCTGGCTGACAAAAGCTCCCTGTCTTGTAAGTATGCGAGGCAATGCGCTGACCGCATTGCTCCACAAGTTTGTTGCAATGGAAAGAGGGGCAAGAAGATTTCCCTGAATTACGGTCGGCAGGGTTTCGCCAAAAAACTTCTTTGGGATAAGCCTGCTTTCAAAATTCTGCAACCTAAACAAACTTTCCTGCAAAACTTTTTCCGCCCTTGTCGCCTTTAGAATATCGGCATCATCCAGTGTCTGCCTTGCCTTGTTTGCAAGTTCGTCAAACCTTGTTTGCAGCCGTGTCTTGACGGCGAAAAGCTTTCTACCTTGTGCAAGCAAGTCATCCGTAAGCATTCGGTTTGATTTTTGCAATGCCCCAACAAGTGTGTAAAAATATCCTTGAGACGTTGTGCTTCTAAGTGATTTTGTTGCTTCGGCAATTTGACCGGCCTCGGTAGCGTTTGCTTCTCTAAGCACTCGATTTACTGCGGACTCTAATTCGGCAACGCTTCCCTTTGATGCTCTTGCTATTAATTCTGCTTTTGCAACAACTTTTTGAGGTGCTGTGCCTGTATCTGCAAGTCTTTGAACATCCTCAATTCCGGCACTTGCCATTGCCTCTTCAAAAGCCTTGCGCTTGAACTTGCCGTACTGAATATCTTCGCTCTGCGCCAATCTCTCGCGTACTCCGCGATCAAGCAACGGGTCTTTTACTAACCTCTTACCGACAGCCCTAACTCCCGTCTGCGCGGTTTCTTCTGGAAGCTTTATTGGCGGCTGTTTTGCCGCCGCTTCTGCAACGGCAGGCGCAGCCTCAACCGCCGCAGGTGCGGCCTGCGCCACCTCTGCGGCTGGCCTTACAACTGCGGCAGGAACTGCCTCTGCCGCCTCCGTGACTGCTTTTGCTCCAGCACCACGAAATGCCTGAATGGCCGGTTTTGCCAATCCTGCGACACCCCCAAGTGTTGGTGTCAGAATTGAGGCTGCGGTTGTGGCAATAGGATACTGCTCAATGTCTTTCTGTAAAACTTCTTCAACCCTTGCGATTCGTTCCGGCCCAAGAGCCGCGCCAAGAGCCGCTCTCTGCGCCTTCTCTGCTCCAAGGTATGCCGCCGTGCCAGCCACAAGTCCACCCGCAATCCTTGCCGGTAGAGGCCCAGGTGTTAACGCAAATCCTGCCCTTGCGGCTGCCCCGCCAGCCGTAGTCGGCAGAACCTCCCGTGCCAGCGTCCTTCCGATTGCGCCAAGCATGGACGGCTGCTCCTCAATCTCGAACACATCAATCTCACCCTGCGGCGATGATTCGATGCGGACAAGTTTACCATTCTTGTCTTTGCCGATAGCAAATCCACCGCCCGTATCTTTGTCGGTGCCTGACGACACGGTTTCGATGCCAAGCTTTTGCGCCTCCCTTACGGCTGGTATGGCAGGTTTTTCAATAATGCCTTCGGCCAGTGCCTGTTCGGTTGGCTTGAATCCTTCGGCAATAGTGCCGTCAGGTCTTTTGATTGCACCCATTGCGTCAACCGCCTCACCCGCTGCCTGTGCGGCCTGTTCGGGTGTTGCGCCAGCCTGAAGCTGTCTTTGGGTTTCTGCGCGAAGCACTGCCTCGCGCTCAGGGGAAATCACAGCCTCCGGCTTACCGCCGGATGCGATGTATTGGGCCTTGGTTAGATTGCCGTCCTGTGCTTCGGGTACAAATTCAAGATCCTGTTCCTGTTCTGGAACGAACTCAAGTTCAGGCTCACTGGCCGGTTGCCTCAAGCCCCTGGCCATGACTTATCGCTTCGGCTGAAGCGTACCTCTTTGACCCTTGATGATTACCGTCTGACCAGGCTTTACGCCAGCCGCACGCGCTTCGGCTGCGGAATTAAAGGAAGGCACGGTTTCTGCAACAGCCTGCGCTGGCTGAACCGGCTGCGTGGCGGGGGCGATAGGTGCGCCAGCCTCAACCTCTTCCATTGCGGGTTGCGCCATTTGTCCAGCCTGACGGTCGAAAGATAGCTCTGCAAGCTTTCCTTGAACCACTCCGCGCTCGGCCTCAAGTTCCTTCATAATGTCGGATCTTTTTCTCAAGCCCAAGGCACCAAGCCCAAGCTCGGCGCGGAAGGCGCGGGTATCGCCCTTGGCGATCTCAAGCTCCTGCTTCATTTTGTCTGAGGCAATTTTGCGAAGACGATCATTAAGTTCTTCGCGCTGAACCTGAATTTCCTCGTTATCCAAAGCCTGCTCGTTTGTAAGAGTGTTGCCAATTCCCTGAAGATATGGGGATAGCGCAGGGTCTTGGCTTAGTCGAGGAAGATCCTTCAGTTTGCCCTTAACCTTGAGACCGCCTTTTTCAAATGTAAAATCAACATCGGGTTGTTCTTCCATGGCCTGTTTTCTTTGAGCCTCTGCCAACGCCTGTTTCTGGAGTTCATCTTGTCTGAACATCTCCATCATTGCTGGTAAATCAAATACTGCCATAAATCTCCTTATATCTTGATTAAATTGCTGAGTCCAGTTGCAATTTGACCAAATTGTTCAGCACCGCTTGGCTGCCTAGAAATTGCTCCAATTTGCGCTCCATAAGTTGAGGACTGGTAATCCGCAAGCGTATTGTAAATCTGCGCCGCATTCTGCGCCCCGATGAACCCTGCATTAGGGTTGACGTAGGAATACGGATTGAACTGCGATGGCGTGGCTTGGAAGCCGGTGGTTTGCTGTGGCTGGGCTGCGGCAAGATACTGGCCAAGTGCCGCCTGTTGCTGGCCAAGCCTTTGGGAGGCCAGGTTGTACATACTCGGACCGCCAGCCACAAATCCTGCGGCTGCACCCAAGCGCGATTGCTCCAGCGCGTTTCTAAATCCAAGATCCCGCGCCAGGGCCGCTCCGGTGGTTTCGCCTGATCCAAGGAATTGAGTCGCCGCCCCGTAACGCGCAAGCTTGCGTTGTTCCCCGGCGGCACCGATTGAAGCCGCTTCTTGCACCGCCGGGCCAAGGCCAGCAATGTTACCACGGGCGGTCTGCGCGGCACGGATGGCCTGCTCGTACCCACGCCGTTCCTCGGCCCCAATGGTCGAGCCAAGGCGAAGCTGGTTTAATGCCTCCTGCTCGATGGTCTGACGAAGTTCTTCGGTCTGCGGAGTGGTGGTTGGCCCGATAGGCTGGGCCGCCATCTGGCCATACTGGCTTGATAGCGCACGCACCGTGCGACCCATTTCTGGGTCGATGGTTTCGATCTGCTGAAGCGTGCGCTCTTCCGGCAGGCGAAGAGATTCGCGGAATGAGGAGATGGCGGTCTGGGCCTGCGTGCCGCTGACGGGCTGGTAGTTCTCGTAAAGATTCCGCGCTTCCAGCGTGTCGGCCTGTGCCTCGGACAACTGCTTGTTTAGATTATCAACTGTCTTCTGTGCCTCAACCCTGCGGCGATCACCAGCGGGAAGATCCGCCAAGAATGCGTTTGCCGTGGAAAGCTGGCTTTGCAGGTCGGTGACGGCGGCAGTTCCGATGTCGTAAAGACTTTTGTACTCGTTGCGGCGGGCGGTATTGATGTCACCAAGAATCTGATCGTCGGTGACGTTTATATTGAGACGGCCCTGAAGTGCGCCCGTTCCAAACACCTGCTCTCCGCGTAACGCGGCAAGTCCAGTGTCAACCTTGGCCGCTCCAGCAACAGGTGCGCCAATTCCTCTGGAAATGTCGGAAAGCCCAAAACGGGCAAGCGATTCCTCAAGCTTTGGAGCGGTCTGGTTTGCCGTGTTGACAATGCGTTGATATTCGTCCTGAAGAACGGTTAGCTTTGCCCTTTCGGCCTTGGCATCAACCTTTTGGCCCTTTGGCAATGGGGCACCATTCTCATCCAATCCGCGTATAAGGTTCTGCTTTCTTTCAATAGCCTGTCTTTGGTTGTTGATGGAATTGATGGCATCAACGGCGTCTCCGACATTGGAAATGATAAGCTTGGCGTTTTCGCTCAGATCCTTGGAATCAAAATCACGCACCGACCTAGCGGCAGAATTGAGCGTGGCAAGATCGGTCTTGTTTACATTGTCGGCACCAATCGTCTGCAACGTCCTGATTGCATTGGCGTAATTGTTTACGGCCTGCGTAAAGCTGGTTGGGTCGGTTGCTGGCTTGGAAAGCTTGGGCTGCTGGAAGTCGTATTCAGCCTTTGCTCCGGCAACATTAACAACACCCTTCTTGCCGGTGTATTTTGCAGGATCAAGTTTGTAAACTTCCTTTACAAGAGCCGCATCAAGCGCATTTGCGGTCGTGTAGCTGGTGGCATTGGCAAGGCCAAGATCAGCATATTGCTGTTGTCTGGTTACGACATCGGCTGGAAGCGGCTTGGTTTTTGCTGCCATATTAAACAATCCCTGTTCTTGGTAATCCCGTCAGATAATCCACCGGCTGAACGCCTGCTGATTGCTGGACTTCAGCGGGAACCGCGCCCATCGGTGAAGATCCGTAAATACGGGCAAACTGAGTGGCGGCTTGCTGTCCAAGCGCACGCTGTGTGGCAAAGGCTTCCGGGGACATCTCAAACTGGCGGCGCATAGCCTCTAGGGAACGCTGCGGACCTAGTTCGCGCTCAACCTGAAGCTGTGCTTGGGCGGAACGCTGAAGGTCGATGGCTGACATCTGGCGTTCCAGTTCGCGCTGGCGTGGCATATACTTCTCGCGAAGCCTCTGCTCAAGCGCAGCCACATCGGGTTGCTTCTGGATGTAGGTTTCCAAGGATGAGCGATAGAAAAGATCGTTGGCCTGCGCCGCCTTTAGGGGGTCGGGAGGAGGAGGGGGTGCCGGGATGGATGGTCCGCCGCCCATTAGTTTAGTGCCTTTCGCATAAAATTGTAGTAGTCGTACTCCTTATATGTGCCGTTACGCTTGAAGGTGATCCTCCTGCGCGGACCGAATCTATCCCAAAGGATACTCAGCAGGCACTTTAGAGCCTTGCGACTCAAGGCGTTACTTTTACCATCAATCGAGGTCACGGTCAAGTCCACGAACACACTCTCTCCAGCTTCGTCATGTTCATAAGGCTCAGGGGCTTCCATTCCCTTAATGCACCTGGCAATGGCTACCCCGGCAACCTCATCCCCATACTTGGCTACCCCAACCAGGCCACGCTCAGAGTGCCAGTTAAACCATTCCCTAAAGGTTGGCCAAGTTGACTCCGGTACGCCGGAAGCCTCGATAAACTCCACAGCCGTCACGAGATGTTCTTCTGCACCTCAATGGTGTCAGGATTGGCCGCAGCCGTGATTTGGCGGATGGCGAGCTTATTGGCCGCACTGGCAATCTTGATATTCAACAAACGCCATTTCTGATATGTCCGAAGATCGCTGGCAAGCCTTTTCTTGACCGAGGATGGCAACTGAGCGGGCAATTGAAACTCTAGTGTAAGGGCTGCGCTGGAAACATTGAGGTTGGGCTGAACGTCAATATCTCCAACGTCGATGTCCCGCTGGATGGAGATGGTCGTATCGGTCGAAAATGAATCGTCGAAAATAACCTCAAAATGACTTCCATATTTTACCGCAAATGGATCGCCGAAATTAAAGTCCTTTGTTCGGACATAAGACTCGTAGTTAAACACGCCGGTTGATGTCGTTGTGGTCGTTCCATAGGTTGTGGTGTAAACTCCAAAATCCTGATAATCTGCGGTTGTGACCTGTGCCGGAGTCTTGTATCCGCTATACTTGGTAATCTGCCCCGTTGTCAATTTCATCATCAACCGCAAGCCTTGATCTTGGAAATTGGTCAAAGCAAACTGCATGACATTCGGAGTCCATGTTCCCTCAAATGCGCCCAGCACCGTGTTGTAAACAATGATGGTATCGTTAAAATCGTTCGATGCGGTGGGTATCGCAAGGAAGTAGCGGTTGTCGTAAAAATGGGCAGTAGCTATGCCTATCTTGGCAACATTGATTTCCTGGATCACATCCTTGACGACCTCTGACAATGGCAGACCTACCGAGGTGAAATCGTCCGCCGCAGACCGGACCAGCGAGCGGATGCCGTCATCGGAAAGGAAGAAAATGTCGGAATTGACCTGTACGGCGGAACCTTCAGCCACGCAACCGGTGTTATTGGAGATAAGCTGGATCACCCAATCCGCCGCGCTGGTCATGTCTGGAGGAATCGTAACTTGGAATATGCGCCGTTTCTTGAAGACGATGATTCGGTTCTCGTAATAGGGAACGATGGCGGTGATCTCATCTCCGTCATCGGCGTTTACGACGACCGAGTTTGCCGCATCCCAAATTGAGGCATCCAGAATGTCAGAAGCGTAAAGCGTGTTGCGGTTCCCGGCTGATCCGACTCCAAATAGGCGGTTGCCGGTGTTGATTAAAAGCCTGAGATTGAGCGGAGGCGGGCTTACCGTGGAGGTTGCGGTAGCACCGGAGCCGTTGCCAATAATTGTCACGGTCGGTGCGCCGGAATAGCCAGAACCGCCATCCACCACGGTTACTCCGGTGACGGCCCCGCCGGCCACTTGCGTAATCAGGGTTGGAAGCGTGCCGCCCCAATCCGGCCCAGTCACGATAGCCGTTGCGCTGGTATAGCCTGTTCCGCCGGTTGAGATGGTGATCGCCCTTACCTTGCCGCCCTGTCTGGTCGCAATCCCTGTTCCTCCGGTTGTGTTTCCGTCAAAATAGTAAAGTGGTCCATCCGCATCGGCCAGATACATCTTGTCGTTGAACTGCGCCATGCTGACCTTGACATCAAAGTTTGTCGAAAAACCGTCCGCCCACTGCTGGTTTTCGCTACCCCAAGTTCTTGTAATGTCGTTCCATATTTCATCTGCTGGACGTAACTGTGCATTCCCATTTGAATCAATTGTATAAAGTCTGCCTTGGGTTACTGTCACAAGCCTTTCGGACTGCGAAGTATCATAATACCGCATCCCGCCAATCGACCCCCTCTGACTTGTCGATGTGGTGCTAAAGCTTGTAACGCCCTTGCGTGTTTCAAGGCTGCCCTTTGGTGACAAGGTCATATTGACCAACTGCTGAACTTGGTTCTCAGCCAAGAGGTCTGATTGCAGACCGCTGGCCTGACCGCCCGCAAAACTGCGGATGCCGTCAAACGCCAATAGGTCGTCGAGGTTGTCCGAGTAGTATGGCATTAGGAGGCGGTAATTTCTTCGGTGGTGAGGTCGCCCAAGCTGGACGGAGTAATCTGCTTGATCCCGCCCACCTGGCTCAGTTCGTAGTTGGCCATCGCCGCAAGGTCGGCATTGGCGGTCTGAACGACTGACTGCGCCTTGGCGTATTGCCGTTCACGCTCCAAGGCATCGGCGTGGGTAAGCGAAAGCACAACCTGGTGAACGTGGGGTAGGCGAAGCTCGTCATCCAACGCCTGCGTGGTTGGCGGGAAATCAACGATAATGTTTGTCCTGGTAAGGCATTTCAGCTTCTCCACCACCCGCAGACTTATCGTCCCAGCAGTTTCCAATCGCGGATACAGATCAAGCTGTGCAACTCCGCTCGTATTGCGGCCAGTAAAGTGATACAGCACCGGAGTACCCGTGCGGGTGTCTTCGAGCAGATCAGCGTCTTGGCTGATGATGGTGGCAAGGTCGATGGGTTCAACTTCGGATTGGTCATAGGATACGGAGAGCGGGGTCTCCACGTTGGTTCCAAGGGTGATGGTGCGGTTGGTTCCGACCGAGTAGGTGGAACTGGTGACAGTCTCGCGCCAAGGGGCAAAGTTCCAGACCCGGCGGTAAGCCAAGCTTGCGGCTTTCTGGAGGAATGTCAGCGTTTCGGAGTCGGTCTTGCCGACCTTCTCACCGGCGTATTGGGCTATTTCAGACAGGGTCATTTACTGGCTCCTCGGGTTGCGGAATAGGCTCGGTGTTGAAACGCTCGTACACCTCGCCATCCACCTCCTCAGTATACGCGCCTGTGACCCTTTCGCCAGCGGGTACGCTGGCCGGGTGGTAGGGCTTGACCCCGATCTGGGCAAGTTGTTCCTTGCTCCAGCACCAGAAGATGCTGGCCGGATGGTTGACATCTTCAATGCGGATGCCTTGGGGTTGGCGGATGATGTTATTGGTTGATGTGATCCACATATGGTCTCCTATCTTGCTCTGGCGTATTTGAAAGGTGATTCGGCAAAGGCGGCGAAGATGTAAGTAACACCAGATGCGTTTTGACCTCCTCCAGTGTTTCTTGACTTAAATCCATTTGATAAATAATCCAAGTATGGAGATGCAGTTGTTGAGCTTCCAGAAAACTCTGCAAGATTTTGATCTGCTGCAAATCCAAGAGAAACAACATTTGAATCGCTTCTTGCGGCATCGCTAATACCCCATCCAGTAAGAACTGCCGGAGTATCTGCCCTCTTAATCATCAACCACCTCGGCCTAAACCCGCACCACACAAACGGCCCGTCTGCTGATCCGTTTCCGGTGTAGCTTCCGAACTTGGAGTAGCCTTCGATTTCGGAAAACAGGTAAGAGATATATGTGTCGTTATTTGCATTAACCGCTGCATTTGCTCCAACCGAGAAGACGCTGGATGTTGGGCTGGTGGAGTTCCAGTAATCTGTACCCGTAGCGGTAGCAGAAGTTGTGTTTAACGTCAGGTATGTGGTATTGGCAATAGACGTATGCCATACCGGCCAACCCTGATCCGCCCCTGCCGTGGTGCGAGCCTTGACAATAATCATTTTGGGAGCAACGCCAAGATTGTGCGAGATTGTGCGATTAGCTCCGTTGCCGGTGTAGCTCACAATATCCATACCGGCCTGAACCGATTCATCCCAACTCCATGCAACATATTGCGTCCCGCTGGTATTGACTAGCGTGCTATTTCCGATGGTAAAACCGTTAGCATCGAATGAAGTAAGACCGCTTGAGCTTGTGACCTGATCCCCGGTTGTGTCGCTGGAAAGCTGTGACTGCGCTACTCTGGTCGTATCGTAAATGGCGTGGCTTGTCGTCGTCCCACGATTCTTAATCCACACCAGATCCGGGCTGAAGCTAAGGCTGGAGATGGCATTGGATGCGCCGGTGCCGGTGTAGGCCAAGGCATCCATATACTTGCTAGGCTTCTGGATTGTCGGTTGCGGTAGGTTCTGGGTGCAGAGAGCCTTGAAGCCGGAAGGGGCGGCGTAGGCAAAGGGGCGTTGGCCGAAGTTTATATAGACATTGTTTGCGGTTGCCGAACTCCTTCCGTAAATGCCAAAGAAATATGGTGCGCTTGTTAGCCCAGTAAATGCCGTTCCTTGAGAAACCCCATTTTTATAGAAAACAATAGTTCCAGCATCAGCATCAAACGCACATCCAATTACATCTCCGGTCGTGTAGGTTGCTCCATAGGCAGAACCAGTAAGGTTATTGTATTTTTTGCCATCACTATTATAGCTATATCCAGATGACGTACTTCCAACGTAGGTATTAAATCCTGTTCCAGTATGTATTCCAAAATCGGATTGTGTTCCAACCGCAATCACATTCATTTCGGCATACCACTTGCCTGACGACATTCCGATTGTGGATAAACGAATACCGTCCGTGGATGGTCTTAGATTCCCGTCAACCAGTGTGGATGCGCCTCCTGCGATTGAGTTCAGCGTTGCATAATTCCCCCTCACCTCACCACCTAATCCAGTATCCGAACCATAATTCGTCGGGCTGTCCACAAGGCTGTCGTTGTCTGCGCCTGCGGTGACGGAGAAGTTATTCGGAGTCCAGTTGTTGCCGTTTGAGCTTGAGTCTTTCCCAAGCGTTGTTGCAGTCGTTCCGCTGTTGTCGGCAAACTTCAGATAAAACCCATTCGTTCCATACGTCCCACTGTACGCCTTAGCCTTCCAGCGGCCTGTGATGGCATCGGTTTCGCCGAAGCTGGATGGGGTTAGGGCTTGGCCGTCAATGAAGTTAATTTCGGTGAGGTAGCCGTTGAAAATTCCAGCACCCGTATTATCAACCCTTCTTCCTATGTTTATCGCATTTGCTGAATTTATTTGTAGGCTTGCGTTTTGAGATGGGTATGTTGCTGTTCCGAATGATGTTACCTCCACTCCATTCACATAAAGACGCAATCTGTTTGACGCAGTTGCCTGAGTTGTATCAACGGAGAAAATAATATGATACCAAGAGCTTGGATCTCTAAATACTTGGCTTGAATTTAGGTTTAGCGATGCCGCAGTCCCAACCGAATAGATATTTATTGTATCTGATGCCGTAAATTCAACGGAATGATTATTTCCAGTTGAGACTCCTGCCCATGAAAATAATGCCTGTCGGCTTCCAAGTGCGCTCCTCTTTACCCAAAAACTTAGAGTAACTACTTGCTGATTTGTTGCGCTTGCCGCAGTCCAATTCAAATACGCAGAATCCGCCGAATTAAACCGCAGGCTACGTTCAACTCGGTAGGAGTCATTATCGCCTTGCGCTCCAAGCAGGCCGTTTGGATGGACAGGCCAAGGCATTGTAGGTTACGAGAAGTTCTGGCTAGATACTCCGTAGAGTACAGTTCCGTTTGTTACAAAGGAAAGAACATCAACCTGAGATGCGCCAGTTGAAAGAACTGGAACATTACCACCTGTGAACTTGTAAGCCGTACTAAAAGACAGAGTATTATTTCCACCGCTTTGCGTTACGATTAGCACATAGGTTGCGCCAGCCTGCGGATTTGTTGGCGTATTCATGGTTGTGGTTGTATTGACGGAAATAGTTGCAACTTGGTTTTGTGACAGATCCCAGGGAACGGTTCCGCTGGTAATGGTCAGCGCAGTAGCCGCAAAATTATGTGCTCTGGTATATTGTTGAGCCGTGTTGACCACGGCTACACGGGTGCCGACAGTTGCTGTCCCTGTGCTAATCGTAACATCGCCCGATAACGTGGTTGTGAAATTGCCAATTGTTCCGACCGTGCTATTTACCGATCCGCTGAATGTTCCACCCGTAATCGTGGCCGTGCTTGAAGTAAGCGTCTGGATCGTTCCGTTGGTGATGTTGGCGGCAGTCGAAGTTGTGGTTCCTGCGGTTAGATTCGGGATAGTCCCAATAGTGATGCTGGCCGTGCTGGAGGTAAGGCTCGGGATCGTTCCGGTAGTGATTGAGGCATTGGTGGAAACAAGCCGAGTGCCGGTGGATGTGCCGTAGGAAATGTTATTGATATTGGCGTTGGTGTAGGTGCTGATCGTCAACGCATCCTCAAACAACTCGTTTACCGTAACGGCGCGAGGCGCGTCATTTGCGGTTAAATCCGCATCGGCAATTAATAGCTCGTCGCCGGAGCCAACCGAAGTAAGGTTGGTCTGGTCAGTGATCAACGCCTGATAGATGTCCGTGCCGTCAATCAGGTTGTGCAACCCGGCGGCAGTCACCGTGCCGTTGGTGGCAAAAGTCTGGGAGCGATTGAATTTAATTGCCATATTAAGCCGCAAACCTCAGTGCGGTTGCGTATAGCGTGCCTGCTGGAGTTGTGCCGTGGGAAACTGTGTCTGTATTAAGTATTACATATCGAATCGTATCTGTCGATTCAACCCTAAACGAAGGAATTAGCCTTTGGGCTAAGGTAGCGTTTGTGCCTGTGCTTGAACCAATTGATGTAAGCCCACCAAAGACAATGTCTCCCAAGGCTGCACCTGTTACTGTGAATGTTCCTGTTGTAACATTTGATCCAGCCGTTGCTGAGTCTAGGTCTTGAAATGTAGAGCCAGTAAACGCTGCCGTTCCGTAGGATACTTTTGTTATAAGAGGTCCTGCTGTTCCGCCAATCTCCAGCGTGCCAACTGTAACAAGGCCGCTATTGTTGATTGTCGTTGATTCAATAGTCCCAATCGTATTCGTGCCAGTCGAAGATGTGAAACCAGTTGCAAAAGTGGTAGCTCCATTGATTCTTGGAATTGTTGCACTGCTAATTGTTGCCGTGCTGATTGTGGCCGTTCCTAAAGTAACCGTGCCAGTTGACGCTGTGATGCTTGATCCGAAAGTAATCGCCCCAAGCTGAAGAGGAATTGTCGCCGTGCTGATGGTAGCCGTGCCAACTGAAAGAGTCCCGATGGTGGCGGTTCCAGTGGATGCGGTTAGGCTGGTTCCGAAAGTGACAGGCCCAAGAAGACTGCTATTGCTTGAAACTGTGAATGATCCGGTGCTTTGTACGGCATCAATTCCAATCGAAAGAGCCGATGATGTATTGTCTCCATCTGTGATAACTTCAACAGCACCAGCCGATGGCAGGCCGCTCGTACCAAAAGTCTTAAGAAGCTGCGGATAGCTGGTCGAGATATTCTGTGTACCTAAAGTGGGCATTTATCCTCCTGGGGTAAGTCTGGAGCGTACGGCATCCCAGACCACACTGACAATAGCACCAATCGAGCCTGCCACAAGGAGCATCTTGGTTTTAAGGTGTTCCAGGGAAGTCACCCTATTGGACAGGTCGCCAAAGCTGGATAAAGAGCGTTCCACCATGCCGATCAGGGTAACTTGACGCTCTTCCATCCTAGCCAGCCGCTCGGCCATCGACCCGAATTTTTCCCGAAGTTCATGGATCTCGTCAAGACTCACGACCCCTACCCTCCAGATACTTTAACGCAACAGCCAGATGCACGACAGCGTCCACAATCTCGTCCCGATCCCGACCCTCCTCCACAATGCGCTTGATCGAGCGGTTGACGGATAGCAGGTGCTTCACCTTCCCGATGTACTTCGTTTCCCTCGCCACCGTGTTGTTCTCCCCGGCAAACCTCAAAGCCTCCCTGAAACAGGCGTACTCCTTTTGCGTCATCAAGAAACGCAAACTCAAATTGGTGAGCCAGATGGCGAGGGTTTTCCACATGGACTAGATCCCCTCCGGCACCGGCGGGGCGACAAACTGGACGGCATCGGCCTCGTCGTTGGTCTGGGCAGATAGGATCAGAGCCTTGCAACGCAGGTATTCGTTTCGACAGGCGGCGATGTAGGACTTGATCGCCTCGCAACGCTCTGGCGGGTAGATGCCGATGGCGGCGTTTTGTTGGGTGGATTCGTCTAGGCCGGCGGATTGAATAGCTTGAGTTGCCTGCTCTTTTTTGTAATCAATATTAAGCCTTTTTGCGTCAGCAAGTTCACGCAAATCTATTTTTTTAATCAAAACCCCATTGTGATAAACTTCATTTTTCATGCGAAACCCACATAGATATTTGGATGTCCGTTATTAGTATAATTGAAAGTTCCGGCTGGATCTGGCCATGTTCCTGCCGATGCGATGGTTAAGTAGACGCTTGAGCTGTTTCCACCGGTGTTAAATGATCCACTACCATCTTCAGCACCAAAAAATATTGACATCAAAAAATTGCCCCTGCCTCCAGCCCTAAATTGCGGATTTGGTATTCCAGAATGAACCGCCCCCCAATACAAACCAGCCCTAATCGCAACCGATGGGCTAATTGAAATTGTTTTTGCCACATTTGCCTCGGCATTGACATGGCTAAATGAACCAGAAGTCACAAGAGCGTTGGGCAGTCCATCATTGGTCGAATTATACAAGGCGACATAACCTGTGCCTGCCGAGGGGGATGACACAACAAAAATCCCAAGATTGTTAATTGATCCAGAAGGCAGTAAGATAGGACTCAACAATGCTCTAGAAGAGGCGTTTGATTGCGTGATTGTACTGTCTTGAGTATTGTTTCCTGCCCCTATGGGCGCAAAAAACCTTGTTCCACCCCAGCCTGTAACTTTTGACCTTAACAGGGCTGGCAAAAAAGCCCCCTGACCTCCAAGCACGGCATTATGCTCCCCCGCCGCCGGAGCGGGGACCAAGCCCGCCGTGCCTGCGGTGGAGCTTGTGGCTCCGACCATGTTTGCGGGAGCCGCCCCGCCTCCGCCGCCGAAGAAGCCCATAAACTAACCCTGTACTCCTATGACTCTGGCAGTTCCTGTGGAAGTAATCGCTGCAATTGCACCGGTGGGGACGAAGCTACCCTCAAAAGTAATGCCCTGCCCTGCGGTAAGCTGAATGTCATCGGTTGCGCTGGCCGTGCCGTTAGTGTCAATAAACACTGTTCCACTTGTGCATTGCACCAGAAGATAGTTGCGGGTGGAATTGGTGGCGAACAAGGTTCCGTTGGTCGTGCCAGCAGTAAGAGTTCCAGTGCTGGTCGTGCCACGAATGGGCGGAATACCATCCGCCACATCCGCCTGAAGCGTGGTAAGCAACGCCTCAATGTCAGTAAGATTTGCGCTAATAGACATTGATCCGCCGGTAAGCGGACCAAGGCTCTCAATAATTGTGTTCCACTGGCGACCCATGACGGGCCTCCTTTAGTCCTTGCGGACGTAGATGGCAACCTGACCGCCAGCAGAATTCACCACGCTGGCGATGTCGCCATAGATGGTAACTCCTTGGCCAATCGTCGCCGTGGTGGTTGAACCGCTGATGGTCAATGTCGCCGTGGCCTGCGTAAGAGCGGTCACCGCATCGTAGCTTCCAGTGTTCGTGGAAGCCGACGATGCGATGATCGTCCCGGCATCACCAAGGGTGAGTCGAGATAAGAGACGCATCTTAGCTGTGCAGTGCGATGCGGTAGGAAGTGCCGTTGAGGGTCACGTTGAGCGAAGCCGGGGCGGTCGCAACGGTGTTAACCGTGCCGCCGCTGGACGAAGCCGTGAACTCAATGACGTTGGTGAAGCCCTGACCGTCGATACGGACGGCCTTGTTCTTCGCCTTGATAGGACTGCGCTGAAACTCACTTGCCATATAATTTATCTCCTTTGAGCCGCCGCACGTTTGATGCTATCTGGCGTGTGTCTGCTCTTGAATCTACTGCCAAGCTTTTGTTCCTGGCGGTAATACCCCTTCATAAGATTTGTTTGATTGACTCCCAGCGGATTGTCGAGGGGTTCGCCAACCCCCACCAGGCTCAATCTTTGTGGCACTTGGAACCTTTTAAGGTAACGCGGGACTGAGTCCCGCTCCGCAACCGGCTTCTCCAGTTCGACGACAGATCCGTTTCGGGTGTCTTCGTACTGGTAGATCGGCATTAGGAGTAGTTCTCCTTGTCGGATTCCTCGGCCATCTTCATCATCCGGTCTTCCTCGGACATCTCCGGCTTGTTGGATTCTTCGGCTTCAGGCTCCTCGGACATCGCATTGCTCACGCTCACGATGGCCATATCGCCGTCAATCCGTTCCACCTTGCCTTCAAGTTCCACCATGTCGCCGACTTCGGGGTTGGCGTTTTCCTCGCCCTCACCGAGTTCGAACATGGACAGAGGAAGCTTAACCATACCTTCTTTCATCGACTTCTCCTTGGTGGAAGGAGCGGGGGAGGTTTTACCCTCCCCCGCCTTCCGGGGACCCATACCGATAATCAGCATGGCTCCCATTAGAATTACGAGTAGTTCGACTTGCTGAACAACACCCGGAAGAACCGAGGGTCGAGCTGCTTGGCCGCGTAGAACGTCTTGAAGGACGCCACGACGCGCTGGCCGTAGGGGTCGGACTTGTCGGCTGCATCGAGGATCGTGACCTTCGGAGCGAAGGGCGAACCGGAAGCGGCAACCGAGGACAGGCTCGGAACGCCAAACGCACCGCCGCCGAGCAACACATTCGCGTAGACCGCGCCGGTGCTGACCGTGGCTTCACCCACGCCGGAGGCGGAGGTGTTGAACGTCTGAACGTTGGTGGAGCTAATCACGCTCACGCCGAACAGTTTGCCAGTTTCGCCCTTGAAGATTTGATCCGGGGCGGAGTAGCTGGAGACCTTCAGCCAATCGTCGTCCTGCTGGAGATCGCGGATAACGGCGGGGTGCGCAACGAGCGCGTAGCCGTCCTTGATCTTGGGGGCGCGAGCGATGAACAGGCTGGTCGCACCGTCCAGAAGGTCGGTGGCGGTCATGCTGCTGTTGGGGGTGGAGGCCGTGCCGAAGGTCGTGCCGTTGGTGCCGTTCTGGGCATAACGAGCATAGGACTTGACGGCAACACCGGTGCCAGTGCTGGTCGAGGAATCCTGAACCAGAGCGCGGTGGCAGAGGGTGTCGGCGTGCAGCGCGGCGTCTTCGCCGAGTTGCTTGGTGGCCTGCGCCAGATGCGAGAACAATTCCGTGGCCAGCAAAACATCGGTGAGGATGATTTTGGACCCGTATTGCACGAGC